CCAGAGGGCAAAGGCTTACTTTTTGAGTTGAGCAAGAAGGCAGCGACAGACGACGACTGGGAATTTTACCACTGGAAAAGTTCCGAGATCTTGAGCAAGGAAGCAATCGAAGCTGCAAGAAGCGACTTGTCACCGCTGCAATTTAGAAGAGAGTATGAGGCCAGTTGGGAAACTGGATCGAACATCGTTTATTCAGATTACGACTCGATCAAGAACGCAACACACAAAACGATTGATCTAGAGTTACCTATCCAATGGGCGCATGATTTCAACTATACGCCACTAAGCTCCTGCATTATTCAAGAACACGATGATGGTAATCACGTTGTTGACGAAATTATACTAATTAGTGCAGTAGCAAAAAACGCAGCCCTTGAATTTGTGGACAGATACAAAAACCATAAAACAAAACGGTGTTATATCTTTGGAGACTACTCAGGAACAGCAGGAGAAAAACATAACCAAGGCAGCGACTACAAAATTATAGAGCAGATCCTAAGATCAAACGGGTGGAACGTAACAAGACATTGCAAACCTAATCCTGCAATTAAGAGCCGTCAAAACTCGCTCAGGGCGCAAATCTGTAATAGTTTCGGATCTCGGAATTTATACGTAAATGTAAAAAAATGCCGGTATGTGGATAATGGTTTATCAAAGACTAGTTTGATGAAGGGCTCAAGCTATCAGGAAGTAGAAGACGATTATCAGCATATCACTACGGCACTTGGCTACTGGGCATGGACACGTTATCCTATACACCAAGGAATAGCAGCGACTCAAAAAAGGTTTTAATATGAATGAAGAAATATTTGAAGTATTCGACAACTTTAGCCAACATTTTAAGGTGGCTAGTCACTTTGAGCTAATGAACGACTTCCCGAGTCTTACTGACTGGATAGAGTTTCGAAACTCATACAACTATTATTCGAGTTACTTAACTAGTTCCGGCTTTTTGAGATACAAGGATTTTGTGAATGATGTCGCTATTTTTTTTCCACCTCATAAACACGAACAAATCGAAGATTACATCCGGCGCATGAGCACGACAAGCCCCTATAATGTATATAAGCACAGCATTAATGCACTGCTTGGAATTATAGGACGCAAAGACGCAACCATCACAAACAGCGAAGAAGCACGAACAGACTTTTTACATAAGATTGACAGCTCCTCAAGAGACTATCAGAACTTCATAAGAACGGAAGTTTTCCCTGCTGCAATGACTGGGCTTGGTGGGATCTTTGTGGATAATGTAAACGGTCGACCTGTTTGGTCTTGTTATGATGCAAGACATATCTCCAGAAAACATCTTTGTTCTGAATACATCGCCGGAGAGGATTATCTAAAGCGAGTCGTTTTAGTTACAGCAAGTCAAACAGAGCGCAAAGACAAAGAATACGAATACGAAGAATGCAAAAAAGCTTTGTGTCTAAAGCTTATCGAGCGTTCAGAACTTGCAGAGTTTGAAAGTGGTGAGTATGTATCATTCAGCCGAGAGAAAGATCCCGACAACTTTGTAGCAGTGTTTCAGATCTACGAGAAGCGAGAGTCTGAAGAGATGGAACTTACAAGCCAAGGCGTTTTTCGTAACGTATCCGGCGAGACACTGAACAGATTGCCATTCTTTCTGTTCAAAGGTGCTGATAACATGGAAGTACCTTTTTTCTCAGCAGCTAAAAAAGCATTGAAGCTTGCAGATCAAGAGTCAGTATTTGAAAATGGTTTAGCTGTTGCTAATTATCCAATGTTAGTACACAAGTCTGACCGATCAAGTTTGCCGATTGATTCAGAAGTGACGGAAAACAATCAGAATCTAAGACCTGGCTTGATTATCTCACCTAGGTCAGTTTTCGAACTGCCACAGGACGACTCGCTAGACTTTTTAGAATACGAGGGAAAACCGTTTAAGTTAACTTTTGAGTATTTGAAGCATCTCGCATATCAAGTATCTAGTATGATCGCCAATAAGCTAGCGGATCAATCAACAATGAAAACAAAAGCAGAGTACGAAGGGCAGCAGATGACTAACACAAGCGTAGTTTTGCGTATTGTAGATAGTTGTGAGAATGCTGTGCAGTCTGCTTGTGTTGCGTCTATTTTCTATCTCGGAGGTCAGGAACAAGAAATTCCAAAGATAGATTTGAATCGAGATTTTGTCAGAGAGCAAGTACCGAGCGGATTTGTTGACTCTATCGTTAAGACCTGGGCATCTGGTTTAATCTCTGGAGATCTTGCAATAAGCATTATGCGAGACAAGGAGATAATCGAGACAGATACAACATACCAGGAACAGCTCGAGAAGATAGAACAAGAACAGGTATTCTCTGGAACTGAGCCGAGTCCAGAAGCGGATGAATGAGCTTTTTCGATACGTACATAAGAGATCAAGCATTTCTACAACGGTTTGACTTTGCCAGTGCTGAAAACTACACAAATCAGCTCGAAGAGATTCGAGACTATTTAGAATCAAGCCTTGCAGCATCGGACACGATACAGAGCCAAACGAGATACAGAAACTTGATAGCACAAGTCGATGAAGAGCTTAGACCATTGTACGCAAGACTTAAGACAGATCTAGAATCTGACAATAGAATCGCTTCAAGATTCAGCTATGAAATTACTAATAAAGCTTTTGAGGGCGCAGGCGTTGAAATCAAACAGACATTCGACGCAATCCCTTTTGATGCTCTCAAAATGCTGATAAGCATAACAGACAATATTACTCTAGAAGGTTACGAGCAAACAGATAGACAATTCAAGCCCAGTAAAGAAATAGATAAATTAATGAGACATCACAGCAGAGATTACAAAAAAGCTTTGAGGCTTTCTATTGCGGAGGGCTTAGGCATCGACGATACAGTTAAACTTTTTCGAGAACTGACAGAAAACAAAGATAATCTCTTCCGTCATCAAGTAAACGCATTAACACGCACAACAATAGCAGAAGCTATGCAGCGCACAAAAGAATACACGAATGAACAAAACTTTTCTGATGTTATTGAGGGATACCAGTGGGTTACAACTTTAGACAACAGAACAAGTAAAATTTGTGCAAGCAAAGCCGGACAGATCAAAAAGAGACTCGAAGACTTTCCAATTAGGCCGCCGGCGCATATAAATTGCAGATCTCAAATTGTCCCTTTCGGAGAATTTGACGACCCGAAGACAATGAGCCAAAGAGCGAGAACTTGGCAACTAAAAATAGTTGCTTCGCACCAAGGCGGAATCAAACGTCAGTTTAAGCTCAAGACTGATAAAGTTATGAACATACAAGTTCCAAAGCAATCCAGTAAATTTACAAGCTTTGATGTTTTTTTTAGGCAGATGAGCAAACAGGATCAAATCAACTGGCTCGGCCCACAGCGATATAAAATGTACCAAAGTGGCAAGCTAGGCATGAAGCAATTACTAGACGGACAGGGCCGAATTCGCACAGTAAAAGAGTTAGCGAACCTTTTGGGAATAAAAAAGGAAGGATTAGAGGAAATACGAAGGCTTAACAAGCAAATTAAAGCGAAAAAGCCACAAATTAGTACAAGAGCAGCAAGCATACAAAGAAAACGCCGAAAATTGAACGAAAGTAAATAAATGCGTTATAATACATTTGGCGAGATGCCAAAAAATCAAAACGGGCGAGACGCTCAAAAATCCCAAACTAGGCGAGATGCCAAGGAGTGACACTATGTCGAAAGTTTTAACAGCTTATTCTGTAGAAGATTTTAACGAACTAAACGAAGACGACAAAAAGTTTTTAGTAGAAGAAGACGGGAAAGTATTTTATGACCCGAGTCCACTTTTAAGAACTTTAGAGAATCAACGAAAAGCGGAAAGAGAAGCAAAAGCGGAGGCGGAGCGGATCAAAGCGCAACTGGAGATATTAAAATCTGAAAACAGCAAAGCAGTGAAACCAGAAGAGAAGAACGAAGAACCACAAGACTCTGCACAATTACTTGAGATGCAGAAAGCATTGAAAGCTATGCAGGATCAAATGAGTTTAGAGCGACAGCAAAACGCAAAGCTGAAAATGCAGCAACAAACAGCAAGAGCAGCGGAAGCAGTCGGTATGCGCTCAGAGTGCGTTAAACTCTTCGACGGACAGATAGCTTCTGATGAAAGAGGTGCATTTGTTTTAGACGTAGACGGAACCCCAAAAATTGACCCCATGACGGGCGACAGAATAAGCATCGAGGACTATTTTAAGGATTATCTGAAAAGTAATTCATGGGCGAGTAAGGATGCAAGTTCCGGCGCAAGTTTCGAGGGTTCAGGGATTAGAGGACAAATCAACAAAGTACAAACTTCTAAAACTCAAGAAAGAGAAATCAGAAAGGGTTATCAAGAGGCTGTACTTAGCGGAAATAAAAACGCTATACAAAAATTTAGACTGAAGGCGATAAACGCCGGAATTAATCTATAAAAGGAGAAAAACATGGCATCAACTACAGCCAACGGTTTAATTACAAATCTTGCCAACTACCAGGGCGAATGGATCGGAATCGGTCAAAGAAAATATCCTTTCTCAAGTTTACTTGGAATGGGAGCATTAGAGAGAGGCGAAGAGTCACCATTTAGAGAAGTCGGTTCAATGAAATTCAACATGAGCCAGACTTATAGTTTGGACGCTGCAAGTCAGCAAGTAGTATCAGAAAATGATACTTTCAATGCTGCAACTAGCACAGTTTATCAAACCACACAAAACACAAATTACTGCCAAGTTATGCGAGAGGGCGTTAAATTCTCAGATCTTAAATTGTCTGATAGAAGCATTAGCGGAAATGCCATTGATGGCGATATCTTCGCTTCGCAGGAATTTCAAAAGCAAATCATGATTCATCTTGAGCAAATGAAGAGAGATTTTGAATACTCGATCATTAACGGAACTGGTCAGGATGGATCAAGTAACAGTGCTACAGCTTTTCAAGTCAACGGATTATATACAGCTTTGAGCACTAATAAAATCGACGCTTCAGCAGCTTCAATCTCTAAAACTTTGATTGAAAGCTTAGCTGTCTCAATGCTCGATAACGGTGCAGACATGGAAGATATGTATTTCATGTGTAGAGCTGATTTGTTAATGGAAATCAACACACTTTACGGAGTTCAGCCAAGAAGTGAGAGTCGTGGAGGTATTAACTTGCTAGAGCTAGTTGTACCTGGTATGCCACCTGTAAAGCTTGTATATAATGACCTTGTACCTTCTGGCGTTTTATTAGCGGTAGATCTGGGACATTGTGAAGGTGTTTCAAACACTACACCAGGCTTACCACAAATCAGCTTTAGATCAACTGCTAATGTTGGTCAAGGTGAAATTGGTGAGGTTTTCGCAAAGATCGGTATTGATTTTGGTCACGAAAGTAAGCACGGAGCACTTTATAATTTAGCGTAAGCGTAAGCGTAAGGTTAGAATATGCCAGAGAAAAAACAACTAAAAGACCTTGAACCGGTTAAACAGAAAAGGCGTGTGGACGTAAGAGTTGCATCCTTCATGTTTCGGGGAGAAGTCAAAAAAGCAAAATACGACGAGATCAAGCATGTTCATTATTTTGAACTTGAAGACGATCAAGACGAATTTGCTAAACACGTATTGAGAAAGGCTAAATGACATGGCGATTGTATTCAATTCGACAGTATCAGCAAGCGGTGCAAACTCTTATGCAAGTGTTGCCGAGTTGAATCAATACCGTGAGAATCTTGGGTTGTCGGTTCTATCTGAATCGGCAGCTCAAGTAGCCTTGATACGTGCAACATCTTGGCTCGATAATTGTTATAGAGCTTATTGGAAAACACAGGAAAAAGCTGTAAGTACTCAAGCACTACACTGGCCACAGGACGGAGCGAAAGACTTCGCAGGAACGGAATTAAGCAAAACAGCGATACCGGCACAAGTGCAACAAGCTGTATACGAGTATGCAATAAGAGCAGAGAATCAAACCACACTAGATCCAGTACCGAGTACAAATGTTAAAAGTCAGGAGCTAGAAGGCTTAGGTAAACAAGAGTTTTTCAATCCGAAGAACTCACAGCAGTTACCGGACGACTTTTCATTCATCGATACAATATTAACCGGCTTAATCGTCGGAAGACCTGGCGGAGCTAGGATATTGAGACTAGAGCGAGCTTAAGCAATGAGACAGGCATTCATAAAAATGAAAAACTCAATATTGAATGCTTTTGATCCATTTGTTGAGTCGAGCGTATCATTAAAGTTTAATCCAACAACGACCTACAACGCCACAACCGGAGCAGCTACAGTCACATATTCAACTAACGAAACTGTTAAAGCTTACCTGTCAGTATACAAACGACAAGCCACAGGGCTAGAAATCAAAGCCGGTGAGCTTAGATTACTACTTGATACAGTAAGCGAAGTACCACCGAATAGCGAAATAACTGTGGGCTCTAAAGTGTATCGAGTCCTAGAGGTGCAGCCTATACCAAAGACAAATCAAATCATGACAGAGTGCAGGGTAGAGGCGGTTAACAATGCTTAATATTGATCTTTCCCGACTACAAAGTACATTAAATAAGTATGTCGAAAAAACTAACGCAGCTCCAAGCAAAGCAGCACGGGGCGTTATGTTGACGATCAACAGACAGACAATTTTAACCACGCCGACAGATACAGGCCGACTTGTAGGCAGTTGGATTATTTCAGCTAACCGGCCCAGTTCTTACATCCCGACAGTGATACCCAATCGAAGAATATCAGAACAAGCAGCTGCTGAAATAAAACGAAAGACAATAGAAAAGAATGCAAAGAAGTTAGAGCAGTTAAAAGACTTCTCCGGCGTTCTATATTTTACGACTGCTGTAAGATATGCAAAACTTGTAGAGTTTGGCGCAGGGCGCAGAGTTGGTAAATTCATGTTGTCTAAAGCGGTACAGATAGCAATTCAGAAAGTCCGGAATAAAATAGCATGAATTACTTAGAGATTAAAAATAATCTAGAATCAGCTTTGAATACTTTTTGGACAAGTACACCCATACTTTGGGAAAACACGCTGCAAAAAGAATCAGGCACAAATTCAGTTTATATCGTTCCAAGTGTTCAACCTGCGGATTCAATAAAAATAGAATCGGGTGTCGGTGGACTTGTTAACACTTTCGGGCTTTTTTCTATTAGAATTGTAGGAAAAGCAGATGGTACAGGAACAAGAACACTGCTACAATATGCTGACAATTTGAATAATCATTTTAGTAACACTTTTTTTGGTGCAACACACACCGAAACAGGAAAGATAGAAAATTTAGGAATTATTGATAATCGGTATGAGCTTATCGTGTTAATACCATATAACCATCATCAACAACCAAGGAGTTAAAAATGGCTGAATCAATAGCAAGAGGCTCTCAAACCGAGATAGTCTATATTAAAGAAACAACCGCAGGAAGTGTCCCAACATCCGGAAGCGTTTACAAAATCAAAGCAGCATCTGAAAGCTTTGAATCACAATTACCTACTGAGTTCGACGGGGACATTGCATCTGATGGGATGAAAGCTTCGACGGTTCGACAACTTAGAACTTTAACCGGTGGATTTTCTTCTCAAGTCGAGAAAGGCGCATACAATGATTTTTTCTTATCTCTTTTGCGTCAAAGTGCTTTGACTACTGACACCTATTCGGTAACTGTAACAAGTACAGACAATGGAGACGGAACTTGTACAATCGCAGCAGGCAGCGGTACACCTTTTGCTGATGTTATTGTAAACGGGCCTATTAAGGTTTCGGGCTTCAGTGCCTCAGCAATGAATGATATTTTTAGAGTCGTTGAGGTTTTAAGTTCTGGTTTGTCTGTTAAAATCGGCAAGATATCAGACTCTCAAAGCTTCGCAGCAGAATCAACAGTTTCCGCAACTCTTACGCAGACTTACGCCAAAAACGGCGGAAGTTATCCAAGCAGTTTCACTATTGAGAAGCGCATGAGCCAAGTAAACACCGAGGGATCTTTTATTCGCTTATCAGGTGAGCAAGTAAACACAATGTCTTTAGATGTTGCACCAGGCGGAGCCCCAGGTTTAAGCTTTGAATTCTTAGGATTGAATAACACATTTGCAAATGATGGAGTAGTTGGGCCTTATGACTGGGTAGTTGACGGAGCTCAAACAGCACCAGACACAACAATCGCAATTACTGGAGGAACTACAGATCCTCAAGCCGGCGACATTATGCATATTGCAGGAGATGCAACAAATACACGTTATACTGTCAGCTCTTTTGCAGCCGGTACTGTTACTGTTTCCCCTACTCTTCAAGACGACATTGCAGATGCAGATAAAGTATTTTTCTATCGACCTGGCTCTGATGCCGGAAGCGGTCAAAAGATGGAAAATAATCTAGGTTACATGACTTTAGACGGAGATCAACACTGCATCACAGCGGGGAATTTATCATTGACTAGTAACCTAAGCCCAACTAATTGCGTAGGCGACGATGAGGCGACTAATTTAGTTGAAGGATCTAGAGACGTAACAGGAACAATTACACCTTATTTCTGCAAGACTATTCAGCCTATTTTGACAAGCATACGGAACGGTTTAACCTTCCCTATTGTTTTCTTTATGTCTGATGTTTCTGGCAATGTAATTGCTGTACACGTCCCTCAAGCAAAAGCAGATCAAGAACTTGTGAAGCGAGCTGATGACGGGGCACTGTTACAAAACATCCCTTTCAAGTCAGAGAAAAACACAGCACTAGGAACAAACTGTATCATTCACGTTTTGAACGCATAACAATAAACTAACAACTTGGCTAGCCGGATTCTGGAGCAGTCGTGTCTCCGCTTTGGATGAAAGCTAGCTTTTTCAATGGAGACACAAACATGGAATTTTCAGAGCACATCGCAAAACTTAAAAAATTTACTTTTGAAGACTTCACCGAGCAAAAGACTAAGGCATGGATAGAGTTGAGAAATCCCGACACGTCGCCGGAGTTCATCGACGCAAGAGTTGAGATAATCAAAAGCGAAAAAGACCAACAGCAAAAGACAAACGACATTTTAGAAGCAGTCAGCAAGCACTTGGTATGTAACTGGGACGGATTGAAGTACAAAGGGAAAAAAATACCCTTCAGCCAAAAGAATGCTTCCGAGTTTATGAAGAATAGCATTTTTCACGCTTTTGTATTCTCTCGTTTATTCGATCAAAGCTTTTGGAAAGAATCATGCGAGCTTGATTTCGAAGCAATTGAAAAAAAGTAACGGCGTTTTGCACAGTTCAATTCGGCGTTGCAGGACGCTATAAAGAACTAAAAGAAGCCGAAAAATATAATAAGGTTCTGGGGAAGCCTAGACCGAAAGAGTTAGACGAGCTAGAGCAAGCCGAAGGTAATCTGTGTTTTTGGTCTAACAAATTTCTGGATCTTTGGCACTTGTGCCAGTCGTGGGACGGAGCAGGGAAGATAAGGCTAGAAACTGTCAAAATTTGTTGCGAGGATGTTAAAATATTGTATAGAACGGAGACACGCCGGATAATTCTATCAATCGAAAATCTATATCGGAATTTCGATAGGGGTTAAAGCATGGCAGATATCGAAGTCTTTGGAATAGGTTTAGACACATCAAGCGCAGTTAGAAACGCTAAGAATCTAGAAAAGGCATTACTAGACGTTTCTAAAAGCTCCGGCAAAGTCACAAAATCAGGCGAGAGTATGGCCGGTGCTATGCTCAAAAGCCAGATAGCTTTTGCAGCACTTTCTAAAGCTGCCAACTTTCTAACCGATCAACTTAAGCAGTCTGTTACAGTCGGCGCAGGGTTCGAGCAACAGATGGCGAAAGTCGGCGCAGTTTCTAAAGCTACAGCAGAACAGCAAAAAGCCCTAAGCGCAGCAGCTAAGGAGATGGGCAAGACAACCCAGTTCAGCGCAACAGAGGCAGCCTCAGCACTTGAAGCAATGAGCCGAGCCGGTTTCAAGGCTCAACAAAGCATCGCAGCACTGCCGAAGGTTTTACAATTATCGGCAGCTTCCGGCGTATCTCTCGGAGAGTCAGCCGACATTGTTACAAATGTTATGAGCTCGATGGGAAAGAAAGTCTCAGATCTTGCTCATGTCAATAATGTACTTGTCGAGACGTTTACATCTAGCAACACCACATTAGAAAGTTTAGCGAGTTCTATTTCATATGCCGGAGGTATCGCAGCAACTACCGGAGTTAGTTTTGAGCAGCTTAACGGCTTTTTAGGGATCTTCGGAAATGCCGGAGTTTCTGGCACTCGTGCCGGTACAGCATTGCGTCAAGCGATGGCAACGCTTATCGACCCGACGAAAAAAGCAGCGGATACACTTAGGTCTTTGAATGTAGAAGTAGGTCAAAATCTGGTTGAAACTCTTAGAGATTTAGAGAACGCCGGAGCAAGCAGCAAGGACATGATTGCAATCTTTGGCACCGAGGCCGGAGGCGCATTATTGACTTTGCAGCAAAGCGGAGGAATCGCAGCAGTCGAAGAGATGGCGCACCAGTTGAAAAACGTGGGTGACGTTGCGGATGAGATAGCAAAAAAGCAGATGGATACCTTGCAGGGATCTTTCACAAAATTAAGCTCTGCGGTTGAAGGTATTCGGATTAGTATTTTCGAAGATCTAATCAGAGATGATCTAAAAATATTTATCGACGGATTGACGGAAAGTATAGAAGCTAACGAGCAGAGTTTTCGAGCTGTTGTAAATATTTCAAAAGTTGTTCTTGAAAACTTGCTGAGCTTAGGAAAGGCTACCGCAGGATTAAGCGAAGATACCGAAGGATTAACGAATAATACACAGCATTTAGTTGACGCTTTTGCGTTTATGGGTAAAGCAGTCGCAACAGTTACCACAACATTTGATCTACTCAGGCAAACAATCGGAAACGCTGCATCTGTTGCTGTAGATCTTTTTGAGGCTCTCAAGGTAGCAAAATTACACGATTATTTTTTTGGTACAGAGCAAGAGGTTAAAAAGTTTGGCGATACTTTTAATCAAGTTTATGCAGGTATTGATGATTTAGTTGAACAAAACAATAAATCACTAAGAGATCTAGATAAGACATACAGAGATATCAACAAAGCAGCAAGAAGCCAGGTAAAAGTAACAGAAGACCAAACTAAAGCAATAGATCACAACAGAGATGTTGTAGACGATCAAACCAAAGCAATAGGCGACCAAACCAAAAAAACCAAAGATCTAACAGACAAAACGAAAGATCTAAACACAGAGAATGACAAAGCAACTGAAGCAATTAAGAAAGTTACACAAGCACAGCAGCAGCAAGAAATTGCAACAGGCCGAACAACTCAAGCGATTGAACGACAAGCAAAAACACAAGTACAAGCGATTCAAGTGCAAGCAGAAGCAGCACAAGCAGCAGAAAGAGCAAGCCGGTTTTCCGGCGGTTCAAGCTTCGGCAGTGACTGGTCAGACTACGTTAAGAGCCAAGGCTTTTCAATTGTCACGCAAGCAGCAAGACCAAGAGCAACACAGCCAACACAAACAATGAGCTTCGGAGGTTTTGGTGGAGGTGTTCAGCAGACAACTCAATCCAGTTCAAACTTGAGTAATTTGCTAACACGTTACGAGCGACTATCAGAGCAGATCACTGATTTTATAACAAAAGATGTTTCACTTGATATCAAGCTTGCAGACGCTCAGCAAGAGTTACGCAATTTATCAGTAGAGCTTGCAAG